GGGCAATGAATTTGTAGAAAAACGATATATTCATATTTTGGATGTGTTCAACTCGCAAGAGGAGGCGCAGGCGGCTAATGATGAATTTTATGGCACTGACGGGCAAACCTCTGGGGTATGGGATGAAGCCAAAAAAGAAGCCGAGCCGCCAACGGGTTTTGATGACAAAAGTTCAGCCATGCTTTTCTTGCCTGAATTTGTCCGAATGGCAAGGGGAGAAAATGGTAAAATTGATCGTGACAAGTTGGCAGGGTTAATTGAATCTAGCGATGTTTTGAAGGCTCATTTTACTTTGCAAAGTCCAGAAGTTGAGGACGCAATTAATGATGCTGAATCGGAGCCGCCTTTTTAATTGGATAGTACGGGGCAATCTGCTGATGTGGGTTGCCCCGTATTTTTTGACAGGAGATAAAATGATTAAATCTATTTTGGTTGACAACCGTGAGCCGCCTCATGTGCGAAACATATCATTTCCAAATGTACCAGTCATGAAAATGACTTTAGAAACTGGCGATTTGTGGGTTAAGTGTGAGGATGGTAACACGCTCATAATTGAGCGCAAAGAAGCAACAGATTTAATGGCTTCGATTGCCGATAATCGCCTATTTAATCAAGCAGCAAAAATGCGTCAAGTTAGCAACTGGTGTTATGTTGTTGTCACGGGCAAAATTGACGATGCTAATTTCATTGACGATACAGGACGCAAATGGACGTATGCCTCTATTTGGGGCGCATTGCTATCCGTTCAGGAAATGGGCGTAATGATTATCTTTTGCGATGGTGAAGATGATTTTGCACCCTGTATTGAGCGGCTGGCAAAGCGTAATCGTGGCGACATTAAAGTAAAGCCAGTTCGCAATGCTTATGTTTTTGGTGGTCAAGAGGCTGTACTCGCATCGTTGCCCGGTATTGGGGCGAAAAAGGCAGTGGACTATCTAAAAATGTTTGATAGTTTAGGCGAGTCAATCATGATGTTATGCTCCCCTGAATCTGCCAAAGCCATACCGGGCTGGGGTGAAAAATCAGCACAAAACTTAAAAGACTTTTTTCAGTGGTAACAGGAGATAAAAACAGATGAATGACAAGACTTTAGAAATTACACAACAAAAACTAACGCCAGATGTTTATGACATGCTGGAAAAAATTGCCCTTGCCAGTTTTGAAAGTCGGCGGTTTGGTATTGCAAAACAAGGTGAGGCAACCATTAAGCTGTTATTTTGCTTAGAGGCGGGATTGCACCTGTCAACAGCCAATACCGGGTTGTATATCGTAAATGGCAAATTGGCCGTGCAGTCTAACATTATATCGGCAAAATTGCGCCAGCATCCAAACTACGATTATGAGATTAAAGAACATACTGACAAAGTTTGCACAATTGAGATTTGGCGATTAGGGCGTAGCGGGGAATGGGGCGTTGCTGGTGTATCTTCATTTACAATTGAGGATGCCAAAAGCGCAGGATTATTGTCAAATGACGTTTGGAAAAAGTACCCAAAAAATATGCTTTTTGGTCGTGCTATTACAAATGGCTATCGCTTTTATGCACCTGATGTTTTTGGAATGCCGCTTTATATTCCAGAGGAATTGGGAATGAAAGTTGATAGTGAAGGCAGTCCGATTATTGAAGGCAGCTATTCAGTAAATGAGCCGCAAGAAATGACCCTAAAAGACCTGCAAGAAAAGTTTGAAATTAAAGATATTTTGGCGGCTAACAATGGCAGCATTCCTGCAAATTCGGCAGAAGTAAAAGCGGTTTATGAAAAGTTGAGTGGTGGTGAATCTGATGATTGATCATTTATCATACTCATCTATTAGTAAATATCTAAAATGCGGCAAACAGTGGAAATATCGCTACATTGATAAGTTGCAAGAGGAAAGTAGCGAGGCTCTTTTGTTTGGTTCAGCTTGGCATAAAATGATCAAATATGAACTGCAAGAGGAAAACAATAACTTGCTAGATAGCTGGTACGCTGTTTGCGAAGAATGGGACGGCGTTAAATTGCCAAGTCCAATGTCAGATGAATTGATTCAACTGGGCGAAAAAATGCTAACTTCACCAGACATCACCAAAACCATACAGGGTTTAAGCGTTCAACCAGAATCATTGGAAATGGAAACAGAACTCCATATACCGGGCGTACCAGTTCCCATTATCGGCTTCATTGATATGATTGATTTAGATAGTACGCCAATAGATATTAAAACCAGCGGCAAAAAGTGGTCACAACAACAAGCCGATACCAGTTTGCAACCGACATTTTATTTAGCCGCCTTAGAGCAATTACAAATGGTCAAGCTGCCTGCAAAATTTAAGTATATTGTATTCACCAAAGCGAAAAATCCAACGGTGCAAATTCTGGAAACCACCAGAACGCATGAGGATGTTTTTGCTTTATACGGTTTGATTGGTGAGGTATGGCAGGCAATCCAAAAAGAGGTTTTTACACCGACTGACCCAGGCAACTGGTGGTGTCATCCTAAATATTGCGGATTTTGGGATGTTTGCGAATATGGGGGTAAGAGATAATGCCAACAATAAAAAGAAGATATGTTTGGCAGGCAAGAAAAAGGTATACATGCAATTCATGCTTTTGTGTTATTGACATAGGGCAATCGTATGTATATTTATACGGCATGGCTCATTATGGAGAAAAACCATATCCGCTTCATATTTGCGAAGAGTGCGATTATGAGAGCATAAAACATCATGAAAATATACAGGTGAAAAATGGATAAGCAAACCTATATTTCTAATAATGCGTGGAAAGGTAATCCATTTTTAATTCAGCCAGAAACGGCAGTCAAAAAATGCCAATGTTGTGAGGAAAATAAATATAGCTCAGAGTTTCCAGATTATGACCACAAGCTATTTTTAGATGGCAAATTGCCCGTTTGCATCACTTGTTTCAGAATGTCGGACGACGCTGGCAGAAACATGGTCAAATTGACCGGGATTACTATCGCGTGTAAGGCGTGTGGCGTTTTTCAGACGTTAGATAGGTATTCATACTCAAAGCCCACAAATACGCTTAGAACCGCGTGCAGGGCGTGCGGAAGCAAGGTATTCAAGAGAATCAAAAATGAAGATAAATAACTGCCCATTTTGCAAGGAACCAAAAGATAGTAATGATGTGCTAGATATTGGCAGATTGGCTTTTTGCGTGCATTGTGCCAAGTGCAAATGCTACGGGCCAAATGCGGAAAGTCAGGAAATGGCTATTGCGAAATGGAATGAGGAGACGGAAAATGAAAAACTTATTGGGCGAAAAACTACCAATAATCCCAGATGAGATAATTAAAAATGCACCATTAAAGCCATGCGGGAAAACAATCTTGCTGGCATTTTCAGGTGGTAATGATAGTCGAGTTTTGGCGTATGTAATTAAAAATCTACATTTACCATACGATGTAGAGTTGGTAGCCATTGAAACAGAGTTAGGCATGGATGGATGGAAACAATCTGTTATTGATTTTTCAGAATGGATTGATTTGCCCGTTTCATTTTGGACAGGAGAGGGACGAAAATATTATAGTAAATATGTAGAAAATCATGGTTGGCCTGGAAATGCAATGCACAGCCAAATTCAAAATAGGTTGAAAGGTAGAGCTTATCGAAAAATGATGCTTGCATATCGTTCAGATACAGCCGGAAAAATGAAAGCTGAAAATAAAGCGGTTTGGATTTTGTCAGGAATTCGCAAATTTGAAAGCAGAAAACGACAATTGCTGAAATCACCATACAGCTATCGTGAGGGTGTTCAGTTTATCAATCCGTTGTTTTACTGGACAAATGCACAAGTAATTGATTATATGATAGACCACAATATACCAGAGGCGCCAGGGGTGCAATGGGATTGCAAATGTGGTGCAACAGTGAAAGTTGCTACTGCTGAGTGGCAAGATATTAAGAAAAACGCACCATGTTTACAGAAATATTTAGAATCATTAGAAAATCCTATGCCGTGGGATTGGGGTAAATTTGATATTTCTGCTCACAAAACGCAAAAACAAATTGAAAGTGGACAAATGAGGCTATGGGATGATGATGGCTCATTGGAATCATTTCCCACTTGCGTTACTTGCATTCGCGATTTGCTGGCCGAAGATGAACGAGCATTGGATGATTGGTAATGAAACTAGAAATTAAGCACACCATACAGGGTATAGAATACTATTCACCCTATGACAAGGGTTTAGTTGCCAGCCTGAAAAGCAAAATACCGCAAAATGAACGGTCATGGCAACCTGATAAAAAGTGCTGGCTAGTTCACAATAAACATAAGAAGCTGTTAGACGATTTAAGCATGATTCATTTTGGCAATTATCCTGATGTTATTGGAGTGCCAAAAAGCCAACATACCGGGTCAGTCACTAAACTTTTGCGGGTGAAATATATCGGCAGTCCCAAAGATAGAGGCGGCGGTGACAATCTCTCTTTTGCCCTGGATTTTGATGGCAATTGGAATGTTGTATTTCCAGAGGATGTATTAAGAAATTGGTTTGAATGCGGCATTGGCGGTCAGCAGCAAACCGGAATTAGTACTGAAACCCTGTATGGTTTGTTAGCCGTTGCCAGAACATCTGATGAAACTGAAATTAAAAAAGCATACCGTAAAGCCGCCATGCGCTGGCATCCAGATCGCAATCGTGACGATGATGCACCGGAAATGTTTAGGAAAGTGAAAGATGCTTACGATACATTATCTAATCCGTTAATGCGCCGTAAATACGATGCTGGATTAGCATTGACGGCCAGTATGGATAATCAGCCGGATTATAATTATTTTCCTAGCTCAAAATACTATCGGCCTCCATTGCGATGTGGCGTAATTATGGCAACTGGCAAAAATGAAGTTGGCAGATTTGTAGTTGAGAAAATCATGCAATGGGAACCGGTTAAGCGTGGTTATATGGAGCTTGTTACCAGTTGGGACAAGGTGACTGAATCAATTATTGAGGAGTGGATATGACACTATTTGCAATTCCTGTTGAAATCAAACATGCAAATAAGGTCATTTCAAAATACCATCGGCACAATAAAAAAGTCGTAGGTGCTAAGTTTTGTATTGGAGTTATAGATGAAAATGATAAATTGTGGGGTGTTGCTATTGTTGGTAGGCCAATAGCCAGAAAATTAGATAATGGTTATACCGCAGAAGTGGTAAGACTTTGTATTTTAGATAATGCTCCCAAAGGATGCAATTCATTTTTATATGCTAAATGTTGGCAAGCATGGAAAGCGATGGGTGGAAAAAAAATTATTACTTACACGTTAAAAAGCGAGTCAGGTGCATCATTGCGTGGGGCTGGGTGGAAGCAAGAAAACGCCAGCAATCCGGGGCAATGGCACACTGAAAATAGACCAAGAGAAATAAAGGAAATTCACAATCTAGAAAAATACCGATGGAATAAAGAAACTAATGACAAAATTCCATCAAAGCATCCAAAAGAATTCAGATTATTTCTTGAAGATAACCAGAATCAAATGAAGCTATTTTAGTTATTGCAACGGCTTATAAATCGTGCTATAATGGCACAAACCGCCAAGTTTAACAGTCTTTTAATTTACTAATCAAAAATCAAAAATAAATTAAAGATTGTTGTATCAACCGCATACGCCTAAATAAGCGGGATATTGTGTAAGACTTGGCGGTCTATAAATCACAGTATCCCGCTTGTTTTTTAATTCAGGAGATAAAAATGGAAACAAAAGAAAAGGATGTTGAATATTATCCTGATAATTTTTCCGAACTAATTGAGCCGGGAAAGTCAGTCAGGATATTTTACAACAAGAATAGTATCAACAATGAATTGCGGCATATTCGTGCTATTGTGGATGATTCCCAAGTTGTTTATCGGGTGTGGTCAAAAAGATGGCAAGATTGGCGATATTGCACTGTTCATATTGAAGATTTATTTTACCTATTCAAAAATGGAGTTTTGAAGGAGAAATAAAAATGACCAAAAAGAAAACTGAACCAACAGAAAACACGTTCACATACCGGATTAAAGTTGTTCCCGTTCGCACACCAACAAAATGGACGGCTGGCGAATGGGAAAAGAACAAAGAGGCTTTGGGCGAGTTTGAATTTACTGGAAAAGCTCAAAATGAATTGCTTGGCTATCAGCCAGTTATGATGGCTTATTTGAATGGTGAAAAATACGGGATTGCACAGGGTTTAGGCGGCGTTCACGAAAATGAAACAGCGGCATTGGAATATGTTGCTAATCATTACAGTGATAAAGTCGGCAATCAATTTAAGCCAGATAATCAGATGTTTTTGGCAGGGGAGATTGTGGAATGAATGAGTTTGAAAACTATTGCAATGAATACGACATAGCAGGCAATGATTCTCTAAGATTTAAAGAATATTGCCAAGACAAAATGCCCAAAGAGATGGATTTTAGAAAAGCGTATCCCCGTTTTCAAGAGCTATGGCTATGTTTTTTGTTGGAAGATAGCCTAAATATGATAGGAAAGATTTTAGGTGTTGAAAATGAGTAATGCAATCATACCGGGTTCGCTCTCCCACATGGCAAAGCGCAATAATCAATCATTGGCTGAATCGTTCCTGAGTGCTGACATTATTGTACTTTTGGATGATTCGGTCAGCATGAGTACACCCGATGCGCCCAATGGCATGACAAGAAAAGAAGCCGCAAAGGCTGAACTTAAACGATTGCAAAAACAACATCCCGGCAAAATTGCCTTAGTGTGTTTTGCTGATAATGTTGTTTTTTGTCCTCATGGTGATGTGCAATATTGCGGTGGCTCTACTGATATGGTTAAAGCTTTGCAATTTGTAAAAGTTGCCGATGATTGCGGATTAAAAATCATTTTGGTAAGTGACGGTGCGCCAAATGATGAACGGGAAACCTTGAAAGTGGCAGCTACTTTTAAGTCATCAATACAGACAATATACATAGGCCGCGAGGGTGGCAGTGGTCAAGATTTTTTGAATAAATTAGCTGGGATTACTGGTGGCAAGTCATTTACCAGCGTTGAGCCAGGGATGCTTGGCAGTGGTATAAGTTTGCTATTAAATGGTTGAGAGTTTATAATATGGGTATCAATTTATCGGCTGTCGCAAGCCAATTTATCGGACAGAAAACCGTTTATTTTCTGCTTAGTGGCTTCCCTCCGGTGGGGAATTGCGACAGTCATTAGGCAGAAAATAGGCGGTTTTTATGTTTAGGCAGTCAACAATAAAAAGATTTTGGGAAAAAGTAGATAAATCTAATGATTGTTGGAATTGGACGGCATGTAAAGATAAAGATGGGTATGGGGTTTTTAATGTTAATCCACAAAGAAAATATGAAAAAGCTCATAGGTTTGTTTATGAATTGGAAATTGGAAAAATATTAGATGGTAAAATTATCTGTCATCATTGTGACAATCCATCATGTGTAAATCCAAGCCATTTGTACCTTGGCACTTACAAAAGCAATGCTAAGGATAGGCAAAAAAGAAATAGAGGTCGCAACCAAAATGGAACAAAAAATCATTTGGCCGTTCTGAATTGGTCAAAAGTAAGAAAAATCAGGTCAATGTGGCAAAGTGGAAATTATACCCAAAAAGCCATAGCTGATTATTTTAATGTTTCAAGAGGTTGTGTTACTGGCATTATTTACAATGTCAACTGGAAGGAATAATGAATAATTACGATGAATTTCTAAAAACAAAAATCATTAGTGTTAACGAGGTCGGTTTTAGCATTACCGAAAACGACGTAAATCCTATGCTTTTCCCATTTCAACGGGATATTGTCATTTGGGCAGTTAGATTAGGACGTGCTGCTATTTTTGCCGATTGCGGCATGGGTAAATCGTTTATGCAACTAGAATGGGGGCGGATTGTTGCTGAAAAAACAGGCAAGCCAGCTTTGTTTGTCGCTCCGTTGGGCGTTACGGGCCAAACAATACAAGAGGCAGCAAAATTAGGGATTGAGCTTAAATACTGCCGTTCTCAATCTCAATCTGATGGTGTTACAAATGACATCACAAATTATGAGATGTTAGGCAAATTTAATCCAAAACATTACAGCGCAATTATCATTGATGAATCTTCTATCTTAAAAAATTACACGGGCAAAACGAAAAAACTAATTATTGAAATGGCGCAATCGGTAGAATATCGGTTAGCTTGCACCGCTACGCCTGCACCAAATGACCATTTAGAATTGGGCAATCATGCTGAATTTTTGGGTATCATGCGTAGTAGGGAAATGATTCAGAGATGGTTTGTTAATGATTCTATGCACGCAGGCGGCTATCGTTTACGCAAGCATGGTGCGGCTGATTTTTGGCGATGGGTGGCAAGCTGGGCAGTGTCAATTCAAAAGCCAAGTGATATTGGTAACTACTCAAATGATGGTTATATCCTGCCAAATCTGAATTTTGTGGGGCATATCGTTCCTGTAAATCATAAAAGAGCATGGCAAGAGACTGATAAAGACGGTCAAATGAGCTTATTATTGGTAAACAATACCAGTGCAACGGGAATGCACAAAGAAAAACGCGCTACTCTTGAAAAAAGAATGCAACAAGCCGCCGATACAGTAAAGGAAATTCAGGAAAAGAATCCGGATGAATATATTATTGTTTGGTGCGAATACAATTACGAAGCTGATTTACTGGTTAGATTGTTACCTGATGCAATTGAGATTCGGGGCAATGAAAAACTAGATACAAAACAACAAAAGCTGCTTGATTTTAGCAACGGGAAATACCAAGTACTCATCACCAAACCAAAAATTGCGGCGCACGGCCTTAATTGGCAACATGCAGGCAGTCAGGTATGGGTATCAATCAATCATAAGTTTGAACAATTCTATCAGGGATACAAGCGTTCTCATCGTTTTGGGCGCAAATTGCCAGTGGATTGCCATATTATTTATGCTGAGTCTGAGGGCGGCATTTTGTCTAATTTACAGCGCAAACACTCAGAACACGAAATGATGCAACACGAAATGGTTCGTGCCATGCGGGAAAATGGCATGAGTGTAAAAGCGGATCGGCGATTGTCTTTAGTTTCAGATTGGGGTGAGTATGAATGTGGCGATGGCTGGAAATTGTATCATAGTGATTCTGCCCAAACATGGAAAAATGAACCAGATGAAAGTATGCACTTTTTTGTGCAATCTCCACCATTTAAGAGCCTTTATATTTACAGTTCAAATGTAGAAGATTTGGGTAATTGTGCTACAGATGACCAGTTTTATTATCAATATCAATTCATTCTGAAAGAGGAGTTGCGGCTATTGAAACCGGGTAGCTATAAAGCAGAACATTGCAAAGATTTGCCACTTTACCAAAATAGAGACGGGGCAATGGGATTGCAGGACTTTCCTGGCGAATTGATTAAAGCTCACCTAGAAGCTGGTTTTGAGTTTGTCGATTGGATAACTATCTGGAAAGACCCGGTAGTTGAGATGCAACGTACTAAAAATGCCGGATTGCTATGGTCATCTGCATTTTGCGAACGCGCCGAAAGAGCGCGTCAAGGCATGGCTGATTACACGCTCATTTTCCGCAAACCTAACGGGAAAATCCAAGGTAAGCAATATGAGCATAAATCATTACCAGAATCGGTTGTAAATCGTTGCGTTGATTTGTGGACAAATATAGGCGAAAACGTGCAATCGCCGTATCATAAAATTAAAAATGGTGAGCTTATTGATTTAATGATTGTCGATGATAGCACTAAAATTATGGCTCAGATTGACAATATTCTTCATTGGTTGCGGCCAGGGCGCAATCTGGTAATCAATATTGACAATCCTCTGGATATGATGAATTTAATCAATGGAGTCATGCCATATGGTTTAGTTTTTCACTCACGAGTGGCTTTGACTAATGGTAATTGGTTACTGGTTTTCCGCAAATGGGTAGATGAAATGTTGGAAGATAAAAATGAGGATATTATCCATGTCAAACATGATTTAATTGCACCGCATATTGACAGAAATATTCCATTGTTAAACAAACCGCATAAATTTATCGGTAGTGACGGCCCTAAGTTTTGGGACAGTGACAGAGATTATTCTATTCAAGTTTGGCAGCGTTATGCCTCTCCTGTTTGGTATGATTTAGATGGACTGCCGGAAAGTCATAAAAATATCTGGTTTGATATTGACCAAACAAATGTACTTAACCATCGAATTGCCCGTGAAGATGCTGATTCCAAACACATATGTCCTTTGCAAATTGATTTAATTGAGCGTTGTATAGGGATGTATACAAAATCAGGTGATAAAGTTGGATCGTCTTTTGCGGGTGTAGGAAGTGAACTTGTAACCGCTATCAAAATGAGGCGATTGGCAGTTGGAAGTGAACTAAAGCGTTCATATTACGATTTGGCTTGTATCCATTTAAGAGAAGCTGTTAAAAATGCAAATATGATGACACTCTTTGATTATGCCAGTACACAAGCGCGATGACGAGAAGTATAGTAAAATTGTCGCATGACAATTTATATTTATGCACTCGTTGATCCATTTACAGATAAAATAAGATATATTGGAAAATCAATACAACCAAAGCAAAGGCTTGCAAATCATTGTAATGATTCATCTGTAACCTATAGAACAAACTGGATTCAATCAGTTATCAAAAAAGGTAAAAGGCCAAAATTAAAAATATTAGAAAAATTACCAGATAGTGCCAACTGGCAAGAAAAAGAAACGGAGTGGATTGCAAGGGGCAGAAAACTTGGCTGGCCTTTAACAAATTGCACATCTGGTGGTGATGGTGTTAATGATTTACCAAAAGAAATAAGAGAAAAGATGAGGAAAGTGTGGCTTGGAAGAAAACATAAACCAGAGTCGTTAAAGAAAATTGGAGAAGCAAGCCTTGGCAGAACTCATACAAATGACTGGAAAGAATACATGAGTGAAATAATGAAAGGTAGAGAATTTACAGAAGAGTGGCGTGAAAACATTTCGCAATCAGTTAGGAAATTGTCAGATGATGATATTGAAGAAATAAAAATACTCTTGCAATCAGGTGCAATGGTTAAAGATTTAGCCAAGAGATACGGAGTACATAGGACAACAATATCTAAAGTAAAAATGGGGAAATATCCTAAATGAACAAACCAGACAAGTACCAAGAAAGATGCCTTCAAACATGGTTTGAACAGCATGTACCATTTAAAGACCACTTGCTACACGTTGCCATAGGTCTAGCTAGTGAAGCGGGTGAATTTGCCTCACTGGTAGACAAACAGATTTATAAGCCAAGTAAAAAGATTACTAGAGAACAAATGATAGATGAGCTTGGGGATATTTGGTATAACGTGGTTATTGCCGCTCATTTGTTGGGAATTACCATCGAGGAGCTTGATGCAGCTAATGCAGAAAAGTTAAAAGATGGTCATGGCTGGCTTAAAAACGGTCAATACGGTAAGTAAAGAAAATCCCCCAATTAAGGGGGATTTTTTTTGTTTATTTATTTGATTTACTTATTCGATTTCTATTGGCTAACTTCCCATCCGTTACCATTTTTATGGGCAAGCCCTAATGATTCTAATTCAGTAGCATACTTGCCAACTGTTGACGGGGCGCGTCCGATTGCCTGTCCAATTTCGGCATAACTGGCATTCGGATTATGGCGTACATAGGTAAGCATAAATCGCTGTGCGTCATTCAATTCATTTGACTTTTTATCAGCTTGTACCGTTTCGATTTCTGCTAAAATACCATTTCGTTTTGACTCTAATTTTTCTATTTCTTGTTCGATTTTTTGCCGCATATTCGCTTCCTCATGGCGAATTGTTTGTTCGATTTTCTGCCGATGTTCATTCAGTTTCAATAGTTCGCTTTTCAGGTTTTCCCGTTCGGACTTGAGTTGCTCATTTTCTGAAAATACAGCAGAGTTTTCCTGCATAGCAACATTGCGATTCACTGTTTTTCTTATTTGATTC